CCTAGACCTACAACTCCATGTCGAGGATGTCGAACAGCTCGTCCACCTCGGACTTGTTGACGATCAGCTTCTCGCAGAAGGCCCTCACCCCCCTCTTGGACAAGTCCACCAAGTACAAGGCCTTCACCTCCAGCATCTGGCTGATGGTGGAGTCCTTGTCCAACGAGGTCACCGCCATCATCTTCGCGATCTGCTTGCTGAAGCAGCCCATCGTCCTGTTCCTGTCGTAGTAGCTGGTGTACAAGAGGTTCATGGCGGTCTGCACCCCCCTCTTCATCGCGGACTGGAGGGTGTCCGAGTTCACGGAGTAGACCCCGCTGACGCACCTCTTGACGGCGGCCAAGGTGATGGACAGCATGTCGATGGTCTCCTCGATCTCCTCCTCCTCCTTCTTCTCCCCCATCGCCGTCAAGGCCGCCATGTCCAAGTCCATGTTGCTCATGAACCCCTCCTCGGCCAAGTTCGGCTTGGCGGCCTCCTCCATCATCTTCTCGGAGAAGTCGAAGGTCGGCACCTCCATGGTGAAGTTCTTCAACATCGCGTTCATCAACATGTCCACGTCCTCCTTCGAGAGGTCCCCGAAGTCGTCCTGCTGGTTGGCCGGGGCCTGCTCCTGCTTGACGAACCAGCCCAACGTGCTCAAGTCCCTCTCCAGCTCGTCCGGCTTCAAGGTCTCGTACTTCAACCTGGAGACCACCTCCATGGTCTGGCTGTACTTGTCCCCCATGAAGTCCACCCTGTCGAGCTCCAAGTCCTCCTCCCTGATCTCGTAGGGCTGCCTTCTCAACAACCTGATCGAGTGGGCCTCGGCGGCCCCCTGGGCCTCCACCAACATGGCCCCGTCCCAGGACATCGGCCTCTTCTTTATGGCGGTCTTGATGTAGAACCCCCTGATCGTGTACTCGATGCTCTTGCCGTGGATCTGGCAGGCGAAGCGGGCCTCCCCCCACGCCGACCTCTTGTACCCCTTCGCCTCGGCGGTCATCATGTCGGACACCATCAGCGAGAACAAGCTCCTGGACCTGTCCAGGTCCCCCTCCTTCGAGTACACCATGACCTTGTACGTCTTCTGGCTGGACTCCCTGATGATCCCGAGGGTGCTGAAGTCGAAGTAGATCCTGACCACGACCTCCCTCTTGAGGGCCTTGATCACCCTCTCGTCGTAGTACACCTTGTTGGAGATGTCGGGCCCCACGTCCTGGAACCCGGTGTTGATCTCGTGGACCAACTTCGCGAACACGCTCTGGTCCGTGTCGAAGATGTCGTAGGTGGGCTGCTCCTTGATCATCAGGTCCTCCACCCTCTGGTTCGTGGACACGAAGGTGGACAGCCTCCTGAACAAGACGTTGCTGGAGGACGCCTCGGAGGTGTCCTGGATGATGTACGACGGGTTGGACCTGCTCCTGTACAGGTTCCAGATGTTCTCCTCCAAGTTCCCGGCGTCGGGGAAGTCCGCGACCATGTCGACCTTGGTCACCTTGTTGATCTCCATCATGTAGTCCAAGAACATCTTCATGTCGAGGATCGGCGTCTTCCCCCGGAACACCCTCTTCATCGCCTTGATCGGGTCGCTGGTCATGGTGCTGTTGTCCACCGACAAGATGTCCAACAACGTCGCCCTGGACCTGGCCACCCTCGACTTCATCAAGGAGCCCGGGACCAGCAAGGACTCCAACATCTCGTCGGTGCCGATGTAGTCCAGGGACTTGACCATGAACAACCGGATGGCCCTCATCTTGGGGTGCCTGACCTTCTGGACCCGGTTCGCCGTCTTCAACCTGTCCTGGACCCTGCTCGCGCAGTGGCAGATCTCCCCCAGGGTCCCCATCAACCCGATCGAGGACTTCTTGCAGGACAAGGAGCTCACCATGATCACGAACTTGATCACGTCCCCCGTCTCCTCGGTCGGGAAGAACCTCGCGCTGTCGTTCGACAAGGACAGCGCCCTGATCACCGAGTGGATCTTCATGGACTCCCCGAACGCGTAGTTCCTCTTCAAGTTGATGTAGTGGTTCAACTTGACCAACGAGAAGCCCACCGCCGACCTCCCGGACTCGTTGTTGAGCATGCAGTACTTCTCCATCTGGAGCCGGGCGCTGTCCTTCCCCCCGAACTCCGCCAGCCCGTTGTCCACCACCTCCTTGATCCTCTTGTCCAACCTGGTCGGGAGCACCAAGAAGTACTTCCCGACCATGGGCTCGGGCACCTCCACCTCCGAGTCCAGCGTGTCCGACATCTGGGCCGAGTGCAAGTTGTAGTAGAACTTCGTCAACTCGTCGTTGTTCTCCCTCTTGAACATGTGGATGTCCGGCCCGATGAGCAGGGTCTCCACCGGCATGGAGGTCGGGACGAAGCCCAAGTGGAACGGGAGGTCCTCCTCGCTGCAGTTGAAGTGGAAGGTCAAGCTCTTCAAGAGGTTGGCGTCGTACCTGTACACCCTGATCAACTTGTCCCTCCACTCCTTGATCGCGTACTCGACCACCGGGATGAAGGCCCCCGCGCACAAGAGCCTCCTGACCTGGGACAAGGCCGCCCTCACCGCCAACTCGGGCCTCGTGCTGTCGACCATGTCGAAGCACGTGTACAAGTCCTTGACGAGCGCGGAGCACATCCTCTTCCCGACGGAGAACAAGGAGTTGAACTCGGCCACCAGCAGGGAGAAGCCGGTCTTCTTCCAGTTGGTGTGGATGTTGGCCAACCTCGACACCCAGTCGTACAACTTGTAGTACTTGACCAAGAACTCGCCGAAGTAGGACGGGTTCTTGAACAGGACGTAGATCATCTTCGTCTTGTCGTCGGAGGAGATCATGGTGAACGGCGTGATCTTCACCTGGTCGAAGATCTTCGCCATGATCTCGTCCATGTAGTCGTCCACCATGCAGTGGTACAGGGAGCTGAGGTAGTTGAACATCCCCTGGCCCATCCCGCTCTCGTACACCACCATCCC